GTACGACCACAGCATTCACAGGTGTTGATTTCGTCAGTGATGTAGAGAGCTTTCATGGTTGACTCATGGGCGGTGGAAGCCCTTGCTTTCGATATTCAAATGGTAGCGCACAGCGTTAGGCCCCAGCCCCCATCCCCCAACCTGTTCACAAACTGTTGCAATCGCAGCAAGGCACAAAAAAACCCAGTGCGGACCGGGATCCACGCTGGGGACTGTTCTCGCCCGTGACGCTACCCGCAGATCAAAGGGCTGCGGTCACTGATGTCCAGACCAACACGAATTGGCTCAGGCCCGTGGTCAGGCCTGGCACGGTCACATTGTTTGTGTTGCTGCCCGGCAGGAGCAACTGGAGGCGGCTCAGCACGGCCTCAAGGTTGTAGGCGCCCGTGCGGGGGGAGGGCTTGAACTGGGTCACCACCAGCCGGAACGTGGGGTTTTGAGCGCCGCCGCCGTCGTGAGCAGGGACCATGGAGGTGGCCATAGGCCCGCGCTTCACCACGATCTCAACCCCAAACTGCTGGGTCGTCTGCTCAATGGTCTCCGTCTCCCATAGGTGGGCCAGGGCGAGCCGTGTGGCCCCGCTCTGGAGCCTGTGCGAGCCGAGGAGGGCGGTGAGGGTGGTGTCAGCGGCGAGGAGGTCGAAGATCGCCAGGGAGGTGGTGGGGAGGGTCATTCGGGGATGTCGCTCAGATCCATCATTTCAAGGATCATGATCAGCTCCTGACGCCGCTCCTCCCGTCCGTCGGTCATTTGTTCCCTGATCATGTGGGACAGGATCTCCTCAAATGAAGAGTGTTCAGGGATCGCCCAGATGTAGGCGTTGTCCCACAGGAGCTGCTCGTAGGCGTCCCTGTTTTCGCGGGTGAGCTTGACGAGTGGGCGGATGATGCTGTTTTTGAGGATTGTGGGCTGGGAGGGCATGGTGGTGGGGGCGGGTTTGGGCTTGGAAGGTATGGGTTATGGTTGGCGTTTGCGGCGGCGCTTTGGCCACACATCAAAATTAAGCGATAGCTCGCGTGGCACCCTGTATCCCGGCTTTGTTCTATTTATGCCAGACGTTCGCAGGGCTTTGGCGGGGTCGCGATAGAAGTCTAACGCTGAATCAGCTCTAAGCATCGAACGCATTTGCTTTTTCCCTGGCCTATTTCCTCGCTCTGAATAAATCCTTGCGTTTGGATTCTTGTTTCTTGGGTCTTCTGAGTTTAATTGATTTTTAAGTGCTCGCGCAATCGCCCTTTCAGCCTGCCCTGCCCTGGCCTTGCCCTTTGACATTTTTATGCCCGGCTTCAACCCCTTCGGCTTGGCGACAGTGCCTGGCGTGCGGGGGAGGGATACCTTGCTGCCTTTGGTGCGGGTGAGCTTGGCAGGTTTGACGGCCCCGCTCATTCGCTGCGCCTTAAACCCGTATGGATTTTGCATGTAGGACTTGGCAGCCTCTGCTACTTGGAGCTTTCTGACCGCTTTGTTGTATTCGCCAACCAGCTTTCGCTCTTTCTCTTTTTGTGCTGCGGTTGGCTTTTTGCCCTCGGCTATTCGCTTTTGGCCCGCATCGCGGACCTTCTGAATCTGGGGCAGCAGGCGCCGGCTGGCCTCAGAGCTTGTAAGCCTTCCCTGCGTTTCGTTTCTGCTGATCCGATCGCTTCGGCGCTGCCGTGGCTCTTCGGCCATCTTCCGCGTGGTGGGCAGATTGCCGCGCCGATTGCCCATGTCCACAAGCTCGGCGGCGCGGCGACTGGCGCGAAGGGCGCCGTAGTAGCCACGCTTGCCCGCATCCGATGGCGTGTTGCGAATCATCCTCCGCTCGCTCCTGCGCCACATCGCCAGCCGCTCCTGAGCCGTGGCGGGCTGCTCGTTGCGGTTCCAGTTGAAATCCCTGTTGCCAATGGCGCCGGTGTTCATCTTTGGTCCCTTGCCGAAGCCCGTGCGGCCTTTGCGCTTGGCGGCTGCTATGGCCTGTTTCCGCTGGAGGGGCGCTTCCCTGGCGCTTCTTGCGATTGCCCGTTGCCCTGCCCTGCTCATTGGTGTGCCGATCCCCTTCCTCGCATCCGCTTTCACCTTGGCAAGGTCAGACCTGCGGATAGCGCCGGCTGGCGTGGCCGTCCGGGGAAGCTTGGTCTTTGGGCCTTTGCTCGCCTTCCTGGTAGCGAGATTGGCCGGGGCTGCGGGCTTCACCTCCCTCCGCGCCGCCAGCACCCCTGGCTTCAGCCCCCTCGACTTCCCAATCACCCCCTTCCTCCCCCCGCCAATCCGCGTCTGTGCCGCCACCTTCGCAGCTGCGAGCTTCCGGCTCCCCCTCTTCACCGCACCCTTCTGCGCCCTGGTGCTCAAGGTGTTTTGCAGGGTCTGATCCGCCTTGTCCTTGGCCTTCAGCTTGGCCTTGGAGCCCTTCAGCCCCGTGCGAGCGCCAAGGGTACCCTTTCTGCCACTGGTGCTCTTCGCGGCCTTCTTGGCGGCACCACCAGGGGTGGAGGCGAAGCGGCCATTGCCGTCGCGAACATAAGTGCGCTTGCCGCCGCCTTTGGCCACCAAGAAACCTTGCTACTGCTTGAGTTTTCCCGTCACACCAACGGCAACCCCTGCGCATCGGTGTTGTCTTGCTGGTCTGGATCAGTTTCATCCGGGAGCGGCGGGTTCAACAACGCCTCCCGCTTGGCATCCTCCTCAGCCAGCGCCTTGGCCTCATCCTCTGCCGACACGCCAGGCCGCAACATGCCCCGCTTCGCGGCCAGATGGGTCACGGTCTCGCGCATCAGCAGGCCCCGGTCATAGAGCGTGCTGGCGAGCTGCAGCAGCGGATCATCCACCGGCTTATCCGTCAGGCCCTGAAGCATGTCCAGCCCCGCGCCGGCCTCGACCACCTCGCCGGTGAATTGCCCCCACAACCGGAAGAGCGTCTCAAACGCGGATGACATGCTTTCCGCAGAGGATGTGATCGTCGCCTGAAGCTGAGCACTATCCAACAGTGCTTCTGTGGCCGTGCGCCCGCCAGTGCCCTCGCCCATGAAGGCCAAGGTTGATTTGTCAATCAGCTTTTCGATGCCCTCCATGTGCTTCAGGTGCTGCTCAAGGCTGCTACCGCTTGGCTCGGCAAACCCTATCGCTGAATTTTCCGCAATCAAATGCACCCAACTATTTGGCCCCAAAACCAATGGCGTATCCTTTGGCCGCCCAGCATCACGAAGCCAAGTCACTGGCAATGCGCACTTATTCAGCAGCTCCTTAAGTGAGCTGTACGATCTAAACCAATCAAGCGAGAGATTGGCAAGGCTAAGCATAGGAATATCGCCCTCTCCGAAGCTGTCACCCGTGGGGCTGTACCAGCAGACGGGGGGATAGGACAGAGGCTGGCTGCCTGCGCCGATGAACTGGCCATAGCCCTTTTCCCCTTCGACCTGCACAACACTGAATCCGCCCTTCCCCCCTGTGCCCCGGATCTCCAATAGTCGCCATTCTCCGCCCTCCATCACCCTGTAGCGGGGTTCGAGTTTGACGCCATAGCGCCCATCCTTGACCCGGTGCCACTCCAGAATGGTCACCCGAACCGGAACCATTCGGCCGTTAACCTCTTCCTCTTCCCAGTTCAACACGTTTCGGCGCTCTGCCATCGTCAACACGGGACGCCTGCCCATGGCTATCTCCTCGGCGCGAGATGAAAGCGTCCCACTGGGCATGTCTGCCATCAGCAGGCAACCGCCATGCCTAAATCCCAGGCAGTTGGCCATCATGCCCCACTTTTTAAGGCTGTTGCCTTTGCCGTCTATATTTTGTGCTGCGCTTACCAGGTTTTTGGGAGCCTTTCGCAGCTCATAGCGGCTGAGGATTCCAGAAAACGCAATGATGCCATCACGGTAGAAACTAGGATAGCTAGACCTACGCACGCGGTTCTTGTAGGCCGCGTCAGGCTCGCCAGGCTCCTTGGGGAGATGCTTTTCTTTTGCGCTGCCTTTCAGTTGCTCCCAGCAGTCATCAACGAGGTCTAAGTCGCTGAGGTTTTCGGCTAATGTTGGATGGACGAATGAAGGCAATTCGCCGTCGTCAGTCGGGTGGTTGATCTTCTGAATCGCCTTCACCGGCACTGCCTAGATCCGCTGCTGGAGTTTTCCCGCCTTGCTCGGGAGCATCAAAAAAGCCCAGTTGCTCAGCCGCGTGGAGGATTTGCCTTGAGCTGGTGACGCGGGGCTGCAAACTGACCTCGCCTGTGGGCACGTCGAGCGCCAGGGCAGATTGTGCCTGTGGCGCGGCAACCGGAAGCCCCATGAGAACCCGCCGCACGCGCCGCACGAACTGACCATGACATAGGGAAGCGAGCTGTGGCCCCCGCTTCACCTGCCAGCTTTTGATCAGCATCTGCTGGTCGGCCCAGCTCATCGCCGCAAAGGCCTCATCTGCGATGGCCAGGGCTTCCGCCAGCTCATGGTGTTCCTCGGCCTCATCGAGGGGGTCTGGAGCGCACTGCTGGAGCCTGTCGCGGTGGATGTCGCCAATCTCGGGGTCAAACAGCGCGGGCGGGCGCTGCGCCTGCAGGATCTCCTCAGCCTCCTGCGCTGGCAGCCCAACCTGAGTGCTGATGGCATCCAGGCTCGCACCCTCAGACGCCAGCCTCCGCACGCGGGGGGCAACATCGCGCCAAGAGTCAGGGAACTTGACTCCTGACGTGTGCCCCTTGTCGCGCAGGTAGTGCAGCATCGCCCCGCGGATGTAGGGCACCACGCAGGTTGAGAGGCGGTAGGGGCGGCCGTTGGCCGGGTTGATCCTGGCCGGGTCGTAAAGGCGGCAGCCCTTGAGCAGACCAAGCAGAGCAACCGCACTGAGAGAATCCAGGTCCATCCGTGTCAGCTTGGCCATCCGAACAGCCATGCCCTGCGCCAGCGCCTGATTGTCAATTGCGAGCTGCTCAGACTGCTCCGTCGGCGGCGGGAAGCTTCCCAGCTTGGCTTCGCCCTGCGGCGCTTCAGGCCGGGCCTTCTTCAGGCTTCTTGCTCCCTTAATGCGCCTCGTGGCCGCTGTCATAATTTGGCCAATTTGTTTAGCTTATGATAGTACCTGAATAGCTTTGAGCGGCAAGGTGTCGCGGGTCTGGGCTGGCCTGGGTGGTGCCGTAGCCGTGGGAGACGATACCGAAGCTCATGGGGCCAGAGCTGGTCAGGTAGATCAATAGCTGACTGGTTTGATCCACGATGTCATCAAAAGCATCTGCGGGGAATTTGACGTGTTGCTGCACTACGGTGTTTGTCCACGGTGCAGAGCGGGGGAAGAAAACACGGCCATTGTTAAACTCAACGCTTGCAGCATTTGCCCTGGATTCTTTGCCGCCCATATCACCAACACCAGCGGCGATCACTGAATAACCTTGTGCGCCCGTTACCAGCGTCTTGATAACTGCCGCCCCATTTGCTTTTTTCTCAATCAATAGCTCGCCAAAGTCATGGCGGGCAAACATTGATTTTATCATTGATACGGTAGCGGGAAAGTCTAGCCTTTCATTTACAAGGTCTAGCAACCAGGCTCCCTGATGATTCTGCCCCCATAGGCCCATGGCCACCATGTCACTGCCTGCCGTGTCGTCAAATGTGCAATCAACCGACAGAATTTTCCTGATGAAACGATCAGGAAGGACAAGATCCCCCTCTTGACCGGGCCACTTCGGGCAGCCATAGAACAGCATCCGATCCAAGAAGAAGACCGTGCCCTTGCCAGCGCTTGGCCGCTGCTGGTAGACGCTTTCCCAGTCGCGTTCCGGGGTGTTGGCTTTCTTTCGTTTGATCCACCGCTTGTCGTAACGATCGGGGTCCAAGGCCTCACCGGGCTGGCGGTTGTCGGCCTCGCGGGTGACGGTGGCCGGCAAAGGCTTGATGTCGTTGGCAGCCACCGCCACGACGGGAAGGCTGACCACGTGCCAACGCTCACAGTCTTCCTCTAGCCCCTCCCGCTCTAGTTCTAGGTTTTTGCTGAGCAGATAACCAA